GCGGTGAGCCTGACAAGGTGTTCGGTGCTATGAATGAGATTAAGTCTTTCTACGATGAGTACGAAACGCAGACGGCCCCCGAAAACGTGGTAGTTGAGGGTAAGACCGCCATCCAATGGAAAGACGAAGCTCTAGCGGCGCAAGCCGCAATGCTTGAGCAGAATGATATGTGGAAGAAAAAGTTCCATGACACGTTCTTCTCCGGCGCATCCGAAGTGAAAGAGGAAGCCAAGGCCGACGTGAAACGCGACGGCACAGTACAGACTTTCGCACAATTATTTGAAAGAAAAGAGGGCTAATAAATGGCTACTACTCCTAAAACCGGTTTGCAGAACCCTGACGGCGTAGCCGTCATGTCTGCTATTATCAATGACGAAACGTCTCCGGTCTCCGCTGCTTTCCGTGCAGCTATCCCCACCCCGCAGCCGACGAATGAAAGCGTTCGCGCTATCGGGGCCATCATCAACCAGTACCCGGCGTTCCAGAATGAGTTCTTGAACGCGCTTGTAAACCGCATCGGCCGCGTCATCATCATGTCTCGTCTGTACGAAAACCCGTGGGCTATGTTCAAAAAGGGCTTGCTGGAGTACGGCGAGACCATCGAAGAAATCTACGTTAACCTCGCGAAACCGTTCACGTTTGACCCGCAGAAAGCTGAAACGACTGTATTCAAGCGTGAGATTCCCGACGTGCGGGCAGCGTTCCACATTCTGAACTATCAGAAGTTCTACAAGAGCACAGTTAGCAACGATCAGTTGCGGCAGGCGTTCTTGTCTTGGCAGGGCATTTCCGATTTAATCGGCCGCATTGTGGACGCCATGTACACGGCGGCGAATCAGGATGAGTTCCTGACGATGAAATACATGCTGTGTCGGGCGGCGCTTAACGGCAACATGACGGCGGTTAATACTCCGGCTATCGCAGCAGCCAACATGCAATCTCTGGCGGCCACGTTCAAGAGCTATTCCAATCAGCTTGAGTTCTTGAGCGCCGACTACAACGCGGCGGGCGTGGACAACTACGCCACTAAGGATGAGCAGTACCTCATTCTTTCCGCTGACGCTGACGCTATCATGGATGTTGAAGTTCTGGCGAGCGCGTTTAACATGGGTAAGGCGGAGTTCCTCGGCCACCGCGTGTTGATTAACTCTTTCCGTCCGTCCGCTGGCGAAATCGCCCGTATGAACCTGCTGTTTGCGGATGATACGTCTGGCAACTACAAGGCGTTCACGGAAGATGAGCTAACAACTCTCGGCACCATCACCGGTGCTCTGGTGCATCGAGACTGGTTCCAGGTGTATGACAACTTCTTCAACTTCACAGAGCAGTATAACGGTCAGGGCCTGTACTGGAACTACTACTTCCACAAGTGGAGTACGTTTTCCACGTCACCCTACATGCCTGCGATTGCTTTCACAAGCGCAGTTAACGGCATCACCAGCGTCACGGTTAGCCCCGCTACGGCCACGGTTGCTCCCGGCAAAAGCTTGCAGCTGAAAGCAGACGTTGTGATTACAGGACTCGCTTCCACGTCTGTTGTGTGGTCTATCTCCGGTCAGGCCAGCGCGAATACAACTATCAGCCCCACGGGCTTGCTTGTTGTTGACAAAGACGAAACTGGCGAAACCATCACTGTGACGGCTACAAGCACGGTTGACGGCGCTAAGACTGGCACCGCAACCATCACTATTGGCGCGTAAACAATATAGGAAAATCCCCGTCCGGTTTGTGGTGAGCCGGGCGGGGAAATTCCTAGAAAGGAGACAACATGGTTTTTACACCGATGGGCACCGTCAGAGTGTTACGCGGCGTTCCGCTTGACAATACCTATGAGAATACGATGGATTTCGCCGACAAGGAAGCGCAGCTTGCGTACTTTATCACAAAAGTAAAGTACACGTTCACGAATCAGACGTACCAGAGGACAGAGGGAATATTCAACGCCCCGGATGCTGCTGACCGATATTTCGACTGCAACTATCTTATGTGGCAGAATCCGGATTTCGGGAACAAGTGGTTCTACGCCTTTATAAATAAGGTAGAGTACGACAACCCCAGCAACACACGGTTACACTTTCAACTTGATGTTATGCAAACGTGGCAATTTGATTGGTCATGGCGGGACAGCTTCATAGAGCGTGAACACGTTTCGGACGACACGTTCGGAAAGAATCAGGTGCCCGAGAATCTGGAAACGGGCGAGTATATTTATAATACTGGCGTGGTTGGCGGGTACGGAGACGTAGCAACGCTTACGCCCGGTATCGTCATGGGTGTGACGGAACGGCTTGACGGTGGGAGCGCCCTTGCCCTGTTGGATAACACATTCAACGGCGTCTCTTATTTCTACGCGAAGAAAGAAAATGCGGATGATATGCGCAACTTAGTTGAAAGGTACAGCGAAGCCGGAAAGGGCGCGGCGATTGTCTCCATTTTCATGTATCCTCTTGAGTTGCTCGGCATTCTGGAAGCGTCTCCCGGCAGCGGGTGGATTTCCACAGATACGACGCGACAACTGGAGGGCGGAAACTTGCTAGACCCTTTCGCGCCGATGGACGGTGTCACACCGAAGAACAACAAGACGTACTGTTATCCGTACCGTTCGCTTGAGGTTTATGCGAGCGGCATGGGGGCGAAAGAGTACCGTTATGAGCTGTTCGACCGATATACGAACATGTTCACAGTGTTCAGCACTCTAGGCGGCTCTGCTCCTATCGTGGCAGTTCCCAACGGCTATAAAGGGCTTGACAAAGCTCTTGATGATGGGTTGCAGATGGCTCCTTATCCTACGTGTTCGTGGATTAACGACACTTACAAGAACTGGTATGCACAGAACATCCTCGGAATGAACTATCAGGTTTACGCAGGCGCTGCAAAAGGTGCGATTGGTGTTGTTGCGGGTGCTGTGTCCGGAAACATAGCGGGCGCACTGAACAGCGCCGTTTCTGTGCTTGACACCGTGGGACAGAATCTTGTGGCCATGGAGCAGCACAAAATCATTCCTGACAGCGCACAAGGCAGCACGGCAAGTGCGGCTAGCTACTTTGCGAATGGTCAGCATTATATTTATATGTTCCCGAGAACCATTCGGCGTGAGTTCGTGTATCGCATTGATGATTACTTCACCATGTTTGGCTACCGCGTGAACGAGGTCAAGCGGCCTAACACAAAGAGCCGGGAACGCTGGAACTATATAAAGGCCGGGACGGCTAACATTTTCGGAAGTATTCCTGTTGAGGACTTAGCGGAAATAAAACGGATTTTGAAAAATGGGATAACCTATTGGCACACGGACGTTGTAGGGAACTACACTGGCGAAAATAGAATCGTATAGGAGGTGACACGATGCCGAAATACTCAAACCCCAGCTTGCAGCACAAGCAGTTCATGGAGAGCGCTCAAATGAATGATGCAACGTTCTGTGACTGGTTCTATCGCTTTCAAGAGCTGGCTATTAACATGTTTAAATGGAATGGCTTGCCGGAAACGATAGATGAACGCTTTCTCGAATATACACTTTTCTGCGACGGTATGGCCGTGTTCTTCAAAGATGAAATTATGGAGGAGTACCTAGCACTCCAGTGCATGATAGGTGGAGAGTTGAACGTTTACAGGATACCGAAGTACCGCAGGGCTTACGCTGTGAACGGCTACAACAAGGTCCTGAATCCTGATAACAGCGTCATCATCTTCAACAACTATTTGCGCCAGCCGTCTTTCCGTACAACACAGCTTTACGCGCAGAGGGTGGCTGACATAGACCGCACGATAGATGTTAACGTGGCACAGCAGAAAACGCCCATGCTTATCCTGTGCGAAGAGAGTCAGAAATTAACGATGCTAAACGTTTATAAAAACTACGCTGGGAATATGCCCGTTATCTACGGAAATAAGGGCGGTTTTAAAGTTGAGGACTTCACAGTCCTGAAAACAGACGCCCCGTTCG